CGAGACTTCCCTCAGCGGTCAGGGGATTGACCCAAGCAAGGACGAAGCACACCTTCTCCTTCAGGAAATCCTTGGTCGCAAGCAGTTGGTGGAGCCAGAGCAGAACCGCCTACGTTCACTCTTCCGCCGCATGGACAACCTCTACCACCCAGAGACCATCACCCTTGGCGGTGCTGACCACTGGGCAGATGACCCAAGCGCACGGCTCGCTGGTCGAGCACACGTCTCGGTCAACATCCACCACGCCTATGTCCAGATCCCAGCCTCCATCCAGGCTGTGCGACCAGTCGTCAACTATGTTGCCACTGGACCAACCCCCGAAGAGCGCGATGCCGCGCAACTGCGCGAGCGACTCTACTTCCGCTGGTGGGATGCCAACGAGATGGACTTGCTCCACGAGCACGCCGCGCTTCTCAAGGAACTTTATGGCCACACGGCGGCAAAAGTGTACTGGGATCCAGTTGCCGAACTGCCAAAGATCAGCGTCATTGAACGACCAGAGAACCTTTACCTTGGGTTCGGTGATAGCGACTTCAATCGCCTAGACTGGGCGCTCTACTGCTACGGTATGTCTCCGCAGTCAGTCCAAGAGGACTACGGCGTTGAGGTCATCCCTGTCAAGCAGGGCGACAAGTATTTCCCATACACCACCCGTGGCACACACGATGACCCAATCGGCAACGTGTGGTCCAACACCTTTGAGCGCAATCCGCTCCGCCGCGAGACTGCCTACGAGCAGATGCAGGTTGAGGTCTACGACTACTGGTACAAGGTGCCAACCAAGCCAGGTAAGGCTCCGCTCGTGTACAACGCAATCTTTGTCGGCAACTCGCTGGTGAAGAACGACGCGCACCCAGAATATCAGGGACAGATCCCGTATGTTCACCTACCAAACGGCAAGATCCCTGGTAGCCCATACGGTAAGCCAGCACTCTACGATGCTGAGCAGTTGCTCCGAGAGAAGGACGAGCGAGTCACCGCCATGGCGCAGATGATTCAGTCCATCGTCGGTGGGCAGATGTGGCAGCTCGTTGGGCCAGAGGCTCCTGATGAGGTACCGCCAAACGCGCTACCAAAGCCAGGCCGCGTCGCAACCCCTGGACCTGGCAACGAACTTCGTGCCATCCAGCCGTTCATTCCATCGTTCCAGATTGAGCAGTACATCGGTCGTATCGACCGAGAACTTGCTGTGGCAACGGGATTGAACGACCTGCTCCTTGGTCTTGCACCAGCGCAGGTACTTGGTTCGTCACGAGCCATCGCCGCGCTCATCGCTAACTACGAAGCACGCCTTGCCCCTAAGCGCAAGGTGTTCTACCAGTGGATGCGACAGGTATGGGAGATGTGCGCCCGCATCTGGGAGATCAAGAATCCAGCCGTTGCCGAGATCATTGGCGGTCAGTACCGCATTGACATCGTTGCGCCAGAACTGACGCCGCGAGACACGCTGGAACTTGCCAGTACCGCGATCAACCTTGTCCAGAACCGACTGTGGAGCGCCGAGCGTGCCATGGATCGAGTGGGCGTGGAAGATCCGATTGGCGAGAAGGATCTCATCCGTGATGAGCAGACTGATGCCACACTGAACCCTGCCGCCGTCGCCACGATGTCGCAGGTCATGCAGCAGATGGCCATGATGCAGCAACAGCAGGCGATGATGTCGCAAGAACAAGCTGCGAATGCCCAGCGAACGCTCCAACAGGGCGTTCCTGGGAGCCAGTCTCTAAACCAGCCAGAGAACCAGGCGCAGTTGCCGCCTGAAGCCATGCCAGAAAACGCCGCAGCGCCAGGGGAAGAGAACCTTGTCCCAGCGCCGACTGGCACCAATGAGGTACCTGCATAATGGCACGACGAGGACGATTCACAAGCCCGAATTCGGGCGGACAGAACCTTACCGCGCTGATTACCAGCCTTCTGCGTGAGCGAAAAAACGCAGAGGAGCAGGCACTTCTCGATGCCTACCGAACTGGGACTGCCTATAATGGCGTTGTCCCAACGGCGGCTGACATTCAGTCGTTCTATGACCAGTGGGCTTCGGCATCTGGCTACGCCCCAGGTTCGCTTGAGTATCAGGCAATCTTCCAGAAGAAGTCTGACCTCAATAACTACGATCTGAAGAAGCAGTTCAATGCGCTGATCTCGACCTTCAATACGACCGACGGCTCAAACTATCAGGAGATCATTGACTTCCTTGGCAATGAGGCGCAGACATCCACTGATCCTAACGACATTGCGGATTACGCAAACTCCATTGAGACGACCACAAGCGCCTATCTAAAGTATCAGGGCCAGCGTCTTGTCCGTGGCGAGTTGACCGCAGCCGAGTATCAGAAGATTACCCTGGAGTCGCTCAAGGTTCTTGATCCTGGGAGCGTTGCCTACACCAATGCGGTGTATGACGCATTCCAGTACGAGTGGAACGCAGAGGCGAACAAGTGGTCTAACCGTGTCAAGGCTGGAACCGCAACCAACGCGCAGTTCCGTTCGTGGGCAAACTCCTTCAAGAACCGACTGGTACAGTCTGGCATCTCAAAGGACAGCGACCTCTACACATCCGTTGGCGCAAGCATTAGCCAAGCAAGCATTGCCGTTGGCGATAGCCCAACCAATACTCGACTAAACAAGACCCTTGGCGACCTTAATAACGTATTCGCCCTAGCGCAGGCCGTCATCGGCGGCGTTGAGGTTAGCGTTGAAGACATCATGCCAGATCCCAAAGATGTACTGGATAAGCTCACCAAGAACCCAGACCTCATGGGTCTGTACGCTGACTGGATTGACGATAATCCGTCATCTATCGGACCGACGCTTACCGCCCTTGGAATCACTGACGGGGCAAGTTTCCGACAGTGGTTTGATGGTGCACTGAAGAGTGGACTTACCGACGCTCAGGCTGTGACGGCTGCTGGTGGAAAAGCCAACTGGGATGACTGGACTGCCGCCGCGACAACGAACGGCGCACTCACAACCTTTGACGAATTTGCCGTTACGAGCAGCAAGCACGCACGAGATGTCTCTGCCGCCAATGGGGACGACTCACTTATCTCCTTCTATGACACGGAGTATCGCAAGTTCCTTGCTGGTGAAAAGTCATACTACGGAGATCGACCATCCATTGACGGGTTGTATGAACAGCAGTTTGCTGTCGTGCAAAATGAATTCAATGCAATGAATGGCGGCCATAAAGACGGGTCTCTCACACTTACTGGCGCACTCAATGGCGGCGAGCCAACCTGGACTAATATTAGTGTAACGGTTGACAACGCTGAGGCGTTACGAACTGGTGCCGCTGTCAAGGTGTGGAATAAGGAGACTGGTTCCTTTACAACTGAGCCACCACGTGCAACTGGGGCAAATCAAGGTTCTTATCAGTACGTAAGTTTCACCGTTCTTCCAGATGGAACAAAGGTTCCCTCAGTTATTTCGGTCACTGGAAAGAAGATTGTTGACACTAGCGGAAAAGACAACGGATATATTTATGAACTTCCTAATGGGAAAACCTATGCTAGGGACATTCAGGGAAACACCTATGAAGTGACTGGTGCAGTTCCTGTTTCTAGAGAGGGTTATGCTGTTGACGAATTTGCCACTATCGGCAGTAAAGTTGATGGTATTCCGCTCATTGATACCACATCACTTATCCGTCAGGGCGTAAACCTTGGAGAATTTAATCCAGATGATCCAGAGGCACGACGGGCAGCCATAAGAGAATTTGGCGTAGACGCTGCTGATCTCGATGAGGCGGCTGTTCTTGCTCTTGAGGTTGCTGCTGCGCTTGATCCAAATGCTAGGGCGCAGATTGATGCAGAGGCTGGTAAACTTACCGCTGAGTCAGTAAACATCCGCGCCACACAACTTGAGTCTGCTGCTGCTGGTTCAGATCAGCTTGCCCAGGCTGCTGCGCTTCGTGGCAAGCCAGAAGGTGCACAATACGAGACCTTTGTCAAGCCAAATATGGACAAGTACGAAGAGGTTGCCAAGGGTCTCTTCCGACTCAAGGACACTGGGGCACAAAGAAACGCCGCGGAGCAGAGCAAGTATATGGCAATGGGCGGGCAAACTGGCAATCGATTTGATGCCGCTGGCCTTTCAAATCTCCCACAAGTCGTTGACCTTCGCCCAGAATTGGTAAAGTCTAGCGACAAAGAGCGGGATGTGAATTACGCAGAACGCATTTTTGCTGGATATGGCGTTGCATCAAGTCAAGCCCCGTCGGATAACTTCTTCCGAAATATGCCGACGACCAAGAAGCAGCAGTATGGCGCTCTGCCTCCTGCTCTTCCGCCAGCGGCTATGGCCCCATCGGTAGTTGTTCCGCCAACGCCTAAGCCACGAACACCAGACCTTATTGCTCCAGGGGCTCCAGTTGCTCCAGTGGCACCACCGCCACCGCCACCGCCACCGCTTCCACCATCCCGTGGCGGCGGAGTTAGGAAGTTGTAATGCCGAGTATCTTTGACAAGCCATCTACTTCAAGTGGGACAACGCAACTCGCTTCAATCTCACAATCAAAAAGTTCAGCGGAGATGGTTCGCGGGGCAGGTCGAATCCAGGTCAGTATTGCAGATCCATCAACTTCTATTCAGAAGTCTATCGGGGACATCAATGCTGGATTTATCGGAGTTGGTAAGGGACTCGTTTCGGTCGCGGAGAATCTTCCTATTGTTGGTGGAATCACCAAGCCGCTTATTGGGTTTGTCGGATCAATTGCCGACGCTACTATTGGTCGTGGCGTAAGCGCACTAGAGGGAATCCGCATCGGTGATTCCAACCTTGCCCAGGCATCAGTCAATGCTTTGGAGTTTGTTGGTCAACCACTTGGGTGGGGACTTGATGCAATCTCAGCCCCTGGTCGATTTTTGGAGCAGAAGACTGCTGAGGCCAGAATCCGCAACACCCAGACTGGCAGGCAAGATCTTGTGAGCGCACTCTTTGGTGCAGCTCCAAAGGATGTTATGGCAATGGTGCAGGGTGGTGCTTCTCTTGAGCAGGCAGCCGAGCACCTTTCCACCACCAATGCTGGATATAGTGAGAACGGTCTTGCAAATCTTGGCTGGTCGCTTCTACTTGACCCAATCAACGTTATTGCTCCTGGTGTTGGCTATGCTGCCAAGATGGGCAAACAGGCTTCAGTCTTTGCTCGCATTGCGGATCGAGCCGCCCTTGAGGGCATCACTGACACTGCTCAGATTGCCGAAGCGCAAGCATTCCTTGGGAAATGGGGATGGGCTGGGAAGGTCCACGACGCTACGGTAAAGACGCTATCGTGGCGACCGCAAATGTTTACTTCTACGCTGGCAAAAGAGGTTGTTGCAGCAACTCCAAACGTGTACAACATGAAGACGTTTGGAGGATTTATGGATGATGTTGCTGCCGCTGGTGGTGTGGATGTTGCCGACCGACTCCTGAAGAACTTTTCCGTAACGTCAATGAACGCGGTGAAGTCTGGTGCCGTTCGTGCCGTAACCGCAATTCGACGTTCTGGATCAGAAGACCTTGCCAATACTATTGTCCACCGATTCTGGGATGACCTGAGCAAGGGCAAGAGCGTAGATGAGGTGCTTGCCACCCAAGTCTATGGCGATGGGGATATGGCTTCTCTGCTCAAGCGTATCGGTCTTGAGGATGCAGACATTGCAACGATTTCTTCAAAGATCCAAGAAAAAGTTGGAGTCAATCGACTGGATGAGTTAGTCAAGGACAATGAGATCCGATCCATTGTAAATTCACTTGCCAGCAGGCACGCCAACTGGACCGTTGCTAATAAAGGCGCATCTATGAAGATGGTTGCCGATGTTCGTGTTGCGGCAGACTCTCGATTGGCCGCCGAAGAGATGACCCGCGTCCTCTTTGAGGCAAAGAACGATGTAGTTGCCCTTGCCGCAGATCCAGTTCTTGGTGTTCAGGAGTTGACTAAATATATTATTAACGGCGGTGGTCTTTCCCCAGAGCTGGCTCTTGCTGTTGCCCAGCGACAGTTTGCCAAGCACGCTGGCGATACTCGTGCATTGACAGATATCCTTGCTATTGCTCGTGGTGCAAACTTTGGTCAGGCAGCTCGCAAGTTAGCTGCCGTTCGCAGCCTCTTCCCGAAGGGTGACCCGTTTGCCAAGTTGACCATCACCTCACAGCGCAGCCTCACAAGGGCAGAGGCTGAGGCGACCATCAAGCGCGTTGATGGTCTGAAAGCGCAGTTGAATCAAGCCATTAAGGAAGGCGATACCGCTACACAGAAATCGGTAAAGGTTGAACTCAAATCAGAGTCCGACCGCCTAGTTCAGGGATACGATGAGTTTGCTGCTCAGTTTGGCACCAACGGACTTCATACCTACGATGAGATCTTTGATTTCCTCAACAAGGCTCCAAACCTTACGGTTCGTGAACTGAGCAAGTCACAGCGAGCACGCATTGCTGCTGAGGCCGTTAGCGATGACGCTGTTCGCCAGGTTGATGCACTGGACAAGGAACTTACCGCGATGGGCTACCGCCTTGGCGTTGCCCCAGATGACGACATCGCCCGTGTCACCACGATGGCAACAGACCACTTTGGCAACGAGAAGTTCATTGAGATGACGATGCCATTTGCCGATACGATTGATCACGTGGCTATTGACGCCATTGACAACGCTGGGGTTGCGCTTCGTCCAAGCCGCCTTGGTCGCATCTTTGATCGTGTATCTCGACCATTCGGCGCAGAGGTTACTAAGAATGTCGTGGCGGAACGATTCGTCACGCGCATGGTTGGGCAGTACGGTATCTCAGTCAACAAGGCTCGCCGCATTTTGGCTGAGGTCAACAACCTTGCCGCCTCTAAGGGCGTGCAACCAAAAGCGTTGCTTGCTGATAGCAATGAGCTGGAAAGCATCTTCCGACGACCAGATATGATGGGCGATGATTATGGTAAGATTCTGGACAAGGGCAGCACGGCCTTCAAGGAAATCCTAGAGGCTGCTGCTGGCGACCTCGCTTCTGCTGGTCTCACAAGCGGGTTCACTGGTCGAGTAAAGGCAGTATTCCCAGCCATCACCCTATTAACCGACAAGATCTACCCAGAGGTTCGCTTCGGTTCGCTCAACCCATTCTTTAACTTGGTACTAGAGCGCATTGAGACGGCAACGCAGAAGATCACCTACGGCATTCGACGAGAGTCTGCCGACGAACTAGCCCAAGAGATCACTGGAACATCCCTCCGCAAAGCATACCTAGATCCGCGAAATGTCAACCGAGAGATTGCGGACGGTCAGTTGTATATGGCTTCTCGAGCAAACCGCAATACCGCTGCTGCCGTGGAGACGGCAACCAACTTCAAGCAGCGAGTGGAGCAACGCATTAAGAGTTGGTTTTCTATCCAAAGAGTTCGGACCGAAAAGGAAATTGCACGAGACATCATGTCCGACAAGTTTGCCGCCGATGAGTTTATTGATCTTCTGGATAGGGCTGCTCCTGGAAAGTTTGAGGAACTGGCAATCCACTACGGCGTTACTGACGCCAAGGGCGCAGTTCAACTTCTCCTAGAAGAGTACATGATCCACTCTGATCCAATTCGATTGCAAGCCTACATTACTGAGACTGGGGCAAAGGTTCGTGGTCTTGTCTCCAAGGAACTTGCCGAAAAGATGGGCGTAGAGGAAGCGCAGGCCCTTGCCGATGCCGTCGTTGGTGCCTATGAGGTCGCTATCCTCAAGGGTAGCCGAAAGGCAGACAAGGCGCAGTACTTTGCCAGCCAGCGCACCTGGCTTGAGCGAAGCCTCAACCACCCATTCCTTGGAATCTATCCGTATTCCTACATGACACAAAAAGTGTTCCCGCTAATGATGCGCTTAATGTTCTTGACTCCAGGAGCAAAGGGTATCGTTATGCCAGGGTTCGGCTACGCTAAATATCAGAACTTCCTTGAATACGCCAACAATCGCGTCAATAGCGACGAGACGCTACTGGATCAATTACTCCAGAACGATGCGATTCTCTATGTGTTCTCAACTATTCTCCCAGCGACGCCCGACAACCTCGGCTTCTCTGCTCCATCGTGGCTGCGCCGAGGATTCATCCAGCCAGCCCTTCGTGGCCAGGCACTTACTCCTGGTCAGTTGGCTCCGACCCTTACTGAGGCGGTTTCCCAGCTGGGTCGAGGTACGGTGCTTGGTCAGGGACGCACAATTCTTGAAGGGCTTCAGGCTGTGGAGGACACCGCCAAGGTCAATGAGAACATTAGCGATTTTATTCAATCAAGCGCACAGGATATTCAGGAAACAGTTCTAAGCTTGCGCGGTAATTAAGAAAATAAACCCCTGACACTGTGTTGGGGTGGGTTGTAAAGAAGGAGAAAATGCTGTGGCTGAAGAAGTCGTGAACAGCGTCGCGGACCAGTCGGCTGAGGTAGTTGCCCCAGAGGTAGCTACTGTGCCCACTGAGAACGACGGTGATGTCGCCACTTGGAAGAAGCGTCTAGCAGGCAAGGATCAGGCGCTCACCGCTGCCAAAAAGGAACTTGATGATATCAAGTCCAAGGCAGAGGAACTCTCTCGCTGGAAGGCGGAGCAGGAGCAGGCTCAGATGACGGAGTTCGAGAAGGCGCAAGCCAAGATTCGAGAACTGGAGTCAAAGGCCGCTGCTGCCGAGCAGTCCGCAAAGGAGGAGCGATTAGCGCGGGAATTCCCTCTCGCTTACCAGTTCCAGAAGGATACCAGTGGTCTTGATGAGACCTCTCGCGCTGCTGCGCTAGAGAAGTTCATCCGAGATGCTGCCTCATCCAAGGAGCAGGTCGAGACGGCGCCCGCCATCGTTGATCCAAACAATGCGCGTCGGGCAACCGCTGCGCCAATTACTAAGCCAGATTCCAAGAGCATCACTGAGAAGCTCAAGGGACTGGGTAATCCATTCGCTGATTAGGAAGGAGTAGCTTCATGGCTACCACACTTACCAGCACGTCGGGTTTCGCTGATCTCGTACAGGAACTTGTTTCTGCACGCGCTCTAGAGGAACTGCGCGCACGTGCTGTTCACGCGATGCCAGGGATGTATGTCCCAGCTCGCTTTATCAAGGGCACGAACACCCTCCGCTACGCTCGTTATGCTGACCTTGGTGTCAACACGACCCCGCTTACGGAAGGCGCCCCACCAGTTGACCAGGCCCTGACGATTTCGTCCGAGTTCTTCACTGCAACGCAGTACGGCTCGACGATTGCGATTTCGGACCTTGCCAACATTGACTCGCCACATGACCTCATCAGCATTGCTGCTGAGCGCGTGGCGTATCAGGCAGTTCGCTCGATGGACCAGCTGGTCCGCGACAACCTGCACTCGAACGCGGCAACCGCTGCCGTCTTTGGTGCGACTGCATCTGGTACACTGACCCAGAACGCCGCCAACAGCGCAGTTGCTGCTGCTGGTGTTCTTAATGGTACCTTTGTCAAGCAGATTGTTGCTCGACTCAAGGGTTCCAACGTTCCTCAGTTCGCTGATGGCACGTATCGCGCAATCATCCATCCTTCACAGGAGTATGACTTGATCAGCGATACCGCCGTAAACGGCTGGATTGAGTCGCGCAAGTACGTGGACAACACCGACCTGCTCACGGGCGAGATTGGTATGTTCGCTGGCGTGCGTTTCATCGTGTCTTCGGACGCCAAGGTCTACACGACCGCTGGCGCTTCGGCTGGCAACGTGTA